AGAGCCTCGAAATCCTGCTCGATCGAGAACAGGCTTCCTTTGACCAGGTCATGGCCGAGATCCACTCCGGCATCCAAGGCCCGGCCCACTATGACGAGCTCGAGGAGCGCGTCGACGAGATCGGCCGTAACATGCGCGCCGCATTCCGTAGTTGCAGAAAGACGGCACGATGCTTGATCTAGAACAGACCCGTGCTCGGGCCGCGATGCTGTCCGATAACAGCACCACCACCGTCACCGGCAGCTGGCTGCGCCAGGTCATCCGCGAACTTTCGGCGGCGCGGGAGACTCAGCCGCTTCACTTCAAGCAACCCGAACCGAGCCACGTTATCGGCATCGACCTTGCTGGTCCTTCCGGATCATTCACAGCCTTCACGGCGGTGCGTAAGCACAATGAGCAGGCTCGACGGAGCATTCCATAATGGCGGCAGATCTTCCCTCGGGGCGTCGCGATATCGACGGTGTGATCTACTTCATCAACGGCGATGGCGGGCTGATCCCGGAAAGCGCCGTGAAGGTGGTCGACAAGCTGCAGGACGAGATCGTCCGTAAGATCATCGGCGCCGCGCTGCCGATCTCGGCCGTGGTGTCTGCGTTCCGCCAGCAGACGCTCAGTGACATGGACGAGTTCGTTGCCCTGCTCGAACAGGAATACGGCGCGCGGCGCGGTGGATCGAAGGGCAACCTCACGTTCACTAGCTTCGACGGCACGCTAAAGATCTGCGTGCAGGTCAGCGAGAACATCAGCTTCGGCCCCGAGCTTCAGGTCGCCAAAACCCTGGTGGACGAATGTCTGCGCGAATGGTCCGCAGGAAGTCGCACAGAGATCCAAGCGATCATCAACCGCGCCTTCGATGTCGACAACCAAGGCCGGATCAATCGCAACGATCTGCTCGGCCTGTTACGCCTGGATATCGAGGACGAGCGTTGGCTCGAAGCCATGCGGGCGATCCGCGACAGCATGCGGGTAGTCGGCTCGAAGCGGTACGTTCGGATGTACCAGCGGGCCAATGCCCAAGCGCCATGGTCGCCGATCACGATCGACGTCGCCGTCGGCTGATGCCGACGCAGAACCCGCGCTTCAGACCGCCGGGCTGGCGGGAGCCTCAGCCCTGGGAACGTCCCATGCTCCATCGTGACCAGCGCAAGCGTGGCCGCGCCGGTCAGCGCGATCGGGAGCAGGTCCGTCGCGAGGAGCCGTTCTGCAGGCGCTGCCTCGAGGACGGCAAGTACGTCGCCACGGACGTCGTCGACCACATCGTACCGCTCGCCGAGGGCGGCAGCGACGACCGAGAGAACAAACAGGGCCTCTGTGACCCGTGCCACGACGCGAAAACCCGCGAAGAGGCGCGACGAGGCCGCTCCCGTTCAGGATCGCCACGCGAAACCTGAACCGGGAGGGGGAGGGGTCGGACCGGCGGCCGAACGGGCCGGACACCGACGCCCTCCCCAAATTTTCACGCGGGCAAATTCAAAGGGTAAAAAGTTTCGGGGCGCTCGCCTCGCAGCCAATACCCCCAGCGACAATCGGAGGTGTCGGTGTCGAGAGGTGGATCCCGGCCTGGCGCCGGTCGGCCGCGCAAGGCCCCCGAGCTCAAAGCCCTCGCTGGCACCGAACGGCCGGACCGCGAACTCGCGATCGGCGAAGAGCCGAAAGCCGGCGCCATGATTTGCCCGCTGCACCTGTCCGACCTGGCGCAGCTGCATTTCGCGTCGATCGCGCTGATCCTCGAAGAGCAAGGCCGATCGAGCCCGCACTTCGCGGAGCACGTCGCCCTGCTCGCTCAGCGTTTGGAGCAGATCCAGCGGTATCAGGCTGTCATCGAAGTGGAGGGCGACACCTTCACATCTGAATCGGCAAAGAAGGTCGACGGCGACACAGTCATTACCCGTATGGTCCGGGCCAGGCCGGAGGTGGCGATGCTGAATGAAGCAATGCGCCACACCCAGTCCCTGCTCACCGACCTGATGCTCACACCTGCCGCCGCGCTGCGGATCGTCAGCGGCGCGAAGGCGGAAGCCGGCGACTTCGACGACTTCTAATGTGGAGCAGCGCGACTACGCGGCGATCGCTCGCCAGTACGCCGGCGACGTCATCGCCGGCCGCATACCTGCTTGCCTGTCCATCAGGCTACAATGCGCACGGTTCATTGATGACCTGAAGGCCCAGGCCACCGACGCCTTTCCCTTCCAGTTCGACGAGGACAAAGCTGCCCGGCCCTGCCGGTTCATCGAACGCCTGCCCCACTCCAAGGGGAAATGGGCGCGCAAGAAGGAGACTCTCCGCCTCGAGCCGTGGCAGGTTTGGGTCATCGCCTGCACGTTCGGCTGGCTCCATAAGGAGACCAGTCTCCGCCGGTTCCGCCGGTTGTTCGTGGTGGTGCCGCGTAAAAACGGCAAATCGGCGCTGTCGGCCGGCATCGGCCTGTACATGTTCTGCGCCGATGGTGAGTTCGGCGCAGAAGTCTACTCGGGTGCCACGAACGAGAAGCAGGCATGGGAAGTCTTCGGCCCTGCCCGGCTCATGGCATCGCGCACTCCGGCGCTGGTTAAGCGCTTCGGCATCAGCGTCAATGCCAAGAACCTGACGCGCGTCGACGACGCCTCGAAGTTTGAAACCATTATCGGGGATCCGGGCGATGGGCAGTCGCCCAGCTGCTCGATCCACGACGAATATCACGAGCATGCTGACGACGGCCAGGTCGACACCATGCAGACCGGCATGGGCGCGCGCGATCAACCGCTCCAGGTTCTGATCACCACCGCCGGCGATAACCTGGCCGGCCCTTGTTACGCCTCAATCCAGGACGAGCGAAAAAAGCTGGCTGGCATCGGTCACAATGGCGGCCCGCCGCTGGACGACGAAACCTTCTTCGTCGAATACACGATCGACCAGGACGACGACTGGAAGTCCGACACCGCCCTTCACAAGGCAAATCCGAACTACGACGTCTCCGTTTCAGGCGACTTCCTGAAGGCCCGCCAGCGCGACGCGATCGCTACGCCGCGCAAGGCGGGTGTCTTCAAGACTAAGCACCTCAACCTGTGGGTGTCGGCGAAAGCCGCCTATTTCGACGTCGAAGCCTGGCGCAAGTGTGCCCGGCCGGTGATCCCAGCGGATCCGCGTGAGGCGCTGAAGCTGGATTGGCTACAGGGCCGCCGTGTCATCCTCGGCTTGGATCTCGCGTCCAAAATAGACATTGCCGCCTTGGAATACCTTTTCCTACCCCTCGGCGAGAAAGCCACGATTGACGATCCGTACATCCGGATCGGCCGATACTTCCTCCCGGCAGACACCGTTGCGGACGTCGCGGCCTATCAGGGTTGGGACGCACAGGGACTGCTGGACGTCACCGAGGGCAACATCGTCGATTACGACGAGATCGAGCTCGCGATTGAAGAGGCAAGCAGCTGCTTCCAGGTCGAGCATGTGCCTTACGACCCGTTCCAGGCAACGCAGCTGTCGACCCGGCTGCAGAAAAAGGGTGTTCCGGTCATCGAGTACCGCCCGGTCGTCCTGAACTTCAGCGAGCCGATGAAGGAACTGGACGCGCTCATGCGCTCCCAGCGGATGATCCATGGCGGCGACCCCGTGATGGAGTGGGAAATCTCCAACGTGGTCGGCGCCCCCGACAAGAAGGACAACGTCTACCCCAACAAGCCGGAGGGGCAGGCACACCTCAAGATCGACAACCCGGTCGCGCTGATGAGCGCGCTGGGCGTCGCCATGGGCGGGAAGGAACCAGAGGAGGAGCCGAGCTCGCCCTGGGACGACCCCAACTTCAGTATGAACGGGGAGAACGAACCGTGATGTCGCCCGACGACTACATCCACCGGTCGGCGGCGCAACGCGCAAGCGAAGTCCGGTCGATCGAGGATCCCACCCATCGCCTGAGCGAGAACCCCGAGGCGCTCCTGGCAATGCTGGGTGCCCTCGACAGCAGGAGCGCTCTGCCGCCGGTGTCCATCGACGCCGCGCTGGGCGTTCCTGCTGTCATGTGCGCCGTCGGTTTCCTGTCGCGCGCTCTCGCCAGCCTGCCTCTGCAAGCCTTCAAGGGGGGCAACGGCGGCGAGAAGGTCGATGATGGCCTTGCCATGCTGCTCAACGAAGCTCCGAACGAGGAGACATCGAGCTTCGAGTGGCGCCGGCACATGTGGCAACAGGTGTTCACCGGTGGCCGCGGTATGAGCTGGATCGAGCGCGCGGGCGTCCGCCCCGTCGCGATCTGGCCGCTCGATCCGAAGGAAACCTCGATCCAGCGTCGGAATGGACGCAAGATCTTCATCTCCGAGGGCCGCGAGTATCCGGCACGCGACATCATCGACGTGTCGTTCATGCCGAAATCCGACTTGGTCGGGCACTACAGCCCGATCTTCCTGGCTCGAAAGGCGATCTCGCTCGCCATCGCCATGAACGATTTCGCGGGCAGCTTCTTCGCCAGCGGCGGCGTTCCCCCCCTGGCACTCGAAGGACCGCTCCCGCAGGGTGCCGATGCCTTCAAACGCGCACAGGCAGATATCAAGCGCGCGATCGACCTCGCGAAACAGGCCGGAACCCCGTTCTTCGGAATGCCGCCCGGCCATGCGCTGAAGGCCATCGGCATTGATCCCGCCAAGGGTCAGATGACGGAACAGCGGCTCTTCCAGATTCAGGAAGTCGCGCGGATCTGGGGCGTGCCGCCCGTGTTCCTGCACGATCTGTCCAAGGGCACGTTTTCAAACACGGAGCAGCAGGACCTCCATCTGGTGAAGCACGTCATCGGCCAGTGGGCGAAGGCTTTCGAAGACGAGCTAAACCTAAAGCTGTTCGGCCAGCGCCAGCGCAGCCGCAAGGCGAAGCACAACCTCGACGGCATGCAGCGCGGCGCCTTCAAGGATCGTATTGAGGGCATCGCCCGGGCCATCCAGACCGCCCAGATGACCCCGGATGAAGCCCGCGCACTCGAAAACCGGCCACCGGACCCCTCCGGCGCCGGCGCAAAACTCTACATTCAGGGCGCGACCGTCGAGCTGGGAACTTCGCCCGGTCAGGGCCACAACGGCGGCCCGCCGCTCAACGACAACGAGGAGAACGGCGGCGATGCCGGCGACGACCAAACCGAAAACTGACGAGCGCGAGTTCCGCGCCCTCACCGATGGCCTCGAGCTTCGCTCCGCCGGCGCCGCTGGCGAGATGCGGACCGCCACCGGCTATGCCGTGCTCTACAATCAGGAAGCCAGCGTCGCTGGATACTGGATCGAAACGATCGCACCCGGCGCATTCGACAAGTCCCTCCAGGAGCGCGACGTGCTCGCGGTGCACAGCCACGATACCGGGCGCGTTCTGGGTCGCAAGGATGCCGGCACGTTGACCTTGCGGTCTGACAGCAAGGGCCTTTCCTTCGAAAACCCGCTTCCCGACACGAACGACGGGCGGGATCTCGCGGTGCAGATCGATCGTGGAGATATTCCCGGCATGTCGTTCGGTTTCCGCTCGCTGAAGGAGGAGTGGGACGACACGCGGGATCCGCCGAAGCGGACCATTCTCGAGGGAGAGCTCTTCGAGATCACCTACAGTCCGATGCCCGTCTACAAGCAGACGGAAGTCGGCCTGCGATCGCTCGACGCGGCCCGCCAGGAGCGCCGCGCGCACAACCGCGCCGGGGCGACCGGCCGGATCGCTGCCAAGCGCATGAAGCTGGCGCAGTCCGAACGAAAAATCTGAGTTCCCGGCCAAGCCGGAGGTGGCGAAAGCACCCGCTTCTCGCCCTGATCGCCCCGCCATGGCGGGGCTTTTTCATTCCAGGAGCATGAGATGACCATTCTCACCCAGTATTACGAGGAGCGGGGCCAGCTCGTCACGGAGGCGCGCGACCTCCTTGGCCAGGCCGAAAAGGAAACCGACACCACCAAGGCGGCGGAGCTCGAGCAGCGCCATGACCAGGTGATGGGCAAGGTCGATGCGCTCGATCTGAAGATCAAGCGCGAAGAGCGCACCGCCGCCGCCGAAACTGCCGAGGAAGAGCGTCGTTCGCGCAACCGCCCGGGCCGCAGCAACGTCGAACATCGCGGCCAGGAAGGTGGCGAAGGCGAGGAGCGCTCGACCGAGCAGCTGCAGACCGAATATCGAGACGCTTTCTACGCGGTCCTCGCGGAAGGCGGCGACATCAGCGCCGTTACCCCAGAGCAGCGATCGCTGCTGCGCAGCGGTTTCGTCGAAAACCGCACTCAGACTGCCGGTACGCCGGCCGCTGGCGGCTATACCGTGCCGCGCGAAATGGCGAACCGCATCGTCGAGACCATGCTCGACTGGGGGCCGATGTACGATCCAGGCATCACGGACGAGATCGTCACCAGTTCGGGCAATCCGTTCGACATCCCGACGAACGATGACACCGCCAACACGTCGGGGCCGCTCGACGAGGGCGACGATGTGGTCGACGACAACAGCGGCGACCTCGAGTTCGGCCAGGCCAACCTGAGCGCCTACGTCGAAGCGACGCCCTGGCTGAAGATCAGCATGGAGCTGCTCCAGGACTCGGCGTTCAACATCGAGCAGTTCGTCGGCCGCAAGCTGGGCGAACGTCTCGGGCGCGGTGCGAACCGCAAGCTGACCGTCGGCACCGGCAATAACGAGGCCCGCGGCATTGTCGTAGCATCGCTGCAGGGCAAACTGGCAGCTGCCGTGGCGGCCCTCACCGCAGAAGAGCTGATCGACCTTCAGCACTCGGTCAACGCCGCCTACCGCCGCAGCCCGTCCTGCCGCTGGATGTTCGCCGACACCACCCTCGCCGCCATCCGCAAGCTTAAGGACGGCGAAGGCCGTTTCCTGTGGACCATGGGCGACGTCCGTGTGGACGTTCCCGACCAGATCCTCGGCAAGCCCTACTCGATCAACGACGATGTGCCCGCGATCGCCGCCGGCAATCGTTCGGTCCTCTTCGGCGACTTCAGCCGCTACACCGTTCGCAAGGTCGGTTCGCCGCTGATCGGCACCGTCCGCGAGCGCTTCTGGCCCAAGGTCGGTCTGGCCGGCATCATCCGTTACGACGGTGATCTGCTGGACAGCGCGGCAGTGAAGCATCTCCGCCAGGCTGCTGCCTGACAGGTTCTCCGGGCGGGGTCACTCCCGCCCGGGCCTTTTCCTGCCGCCGGTGCGCCGGTGGCACGGAAAGGCAAGTTCCAGGAGCTCACCATGAAAATCAAAATGACCGCAGGCCTTTCGGGGCCGAAGGTTTCGCTCGCCCCCGGCGATATCAAGGACTTCGCGGACGAAAAGGAAGCGCAGCGCCTGATCGACGCCGAATTCGCCGAATTGGTGATCGACGATACCGCAGCGCCGGCGCCGATCAACGAGACGACCGGTGAACGCGTCGCCCGCCTTGAGTCCGAGCTGAAGGATGCCAAAGCGGCCCAGAAGGCCGAGGCTGCAGCGGCCAAGACCGCTGGCGCGCAGGCCTGATCATGTGGCAGTCACCGGTCATCGTTACGCCGCCAGCGGAGGAGCCGGTGACGCTCGCCCAGGCGAAAGAGTTCCTGCGCATCGATGATGGCGATGATACCTTCGATACGGAGATCGGGCTCTCGATCGCCGGCGCCCGCAATCACATCGAGTCCATGACCGGTACCAGGCTGATAAGCCAGGTGGTGGATCTGCGCGGGGATGCATTCGAAGATCTGGCGCTGTTCAAGGTGGGGCCAGTCCTCTCGATCAACGAAATCACCTATCTCGATCGCGACGGCACCGCGCAGACGCTCTCGGCCGACAGCTTCGAGCTCACCGGCGCAGGCCTCGAGCGCGGTGTCCGACCGGCCGCGTCCACACGGTGGCCGATCGCGTCCACCGTCGGTGGTGCAATCACCGTCCGCGCAACGGTCGGCTATGGCGATGACGGTGCCGCCATTCCGGAGGCCGTTCGCCTTGCAATCCTGCTTAAGCTCCGCGGTCTGTTCGAGGACTCGGCGTCCATCATCGACTATCTCTTGGTCAACGATCGGATCTGGTTGTGACCAAGGTGACGAAGCGCACCACGCGTATCTCGATCGAGCGCGCGGCGGTTGCCCAGGATGACTATGGCGAGGAAATCGCCAGTTGGGCGCCGATCGCCAGGCCGTGGGCCGCCATGTTCTACGGCACCGGCCAGGAGCGGCGCCAGGCGGCGGCCGAAATGGGTCAGCAGTCCATCACGCTCAACGTCCTGGCATCCGCCCTCACCCGTGCAGTCACCCTGAAGGACCGGATCGTCGTCGGCGCCGAGACCTGGGACATCGTCGGGATCTCGCCGATCGGCCGCCGAGAGATCGACTTTACCGCCGTGCGATCGCAATGAGCTTCGAACTAGACCTGCGAACCCGGCTCATCGATGACGCCGCGGTCGGCGCGCGGGTCGGCACGGCCGTCTATTGGCGGATCCGGCCGCAGAACGGGACGATCCCGGCGATCGTCCTCACCATCATCTCAGATCCGCGCCCCCAGCACCTCGAGGGCTTCCACGCGCTGCGCGACACGCGGGTCCAGCTCGACTGCTACGGCAGGACCTACGACGAGACGGTCGCGCTGCGCGAAGACGTCATCACCGCGATCGCGCCCTACGCGCGCGTCGGCGACACCCGGTTCGACCATGCCGAAATCGAAAACGTGCTCGACCGCGGCGACGATACCGCCACCGCCTTCCAGCACTGCCACGCCATCGATGCCACGATCTGGCACGGAAAGGAGTAACCCATGCCCATTTCTGAAGTGACCACCGGTCACGGCTCTCAGCTGCACCTCAATCCCAGCGGCGTCCTGACCAAGGTCGCCGAGGTCGACGACATCCCCGAGCTGCCCTCTTTCACCACCACGCTGTACGAGGTCTCGAGCTTCGACACCGAGGAGGCGAAGGAGTTCAAGAAGCAGCCGCTGAAGGAAGGCGTCGAATACACGATCGCCGGCAACTTCGTGCTCGGTTCGACCTCGACCACCCTGCTCGATGCCGCCGAGGCAAACAACGAGCCGATCCCGTACGAGATCCACCTGCCGCAGGGCGAGGACACCTACGTCGTGAGCGGCACCGCGCTGTTCTACAACCTCAAGTACCTGAACGTCGCGAACGAAAAGCGGAAGTTCAACATCACCATGAAGCCGACGTCGAAAGCGGCGCGTGAGAAGGAGACGCCGTAATGGTCGCTCCGGTAGACGCGAAAAGCGTCATCACAGTCGACGGTGAGGAATTCACTTTCCGCGTCGGCTTCCGCGCGATCGCCCTGGGCGAGCACCTGGGCGTGGACCTGTTCTCCGAAAACGGGATCGACTTCACGATCTCGAAGATCGCGCTTTTGGTGAAGTGCCTGACGGTCGCCGATCACCCCGAGCTTACCGAGGAAGACGGGCTGGCGATCGCCTTCCGCTATGGCATCGAGAACATGGCCCCGCTGATCCTCGACCTGCTGAACCGCTTCGGCGGTCGGGCCGACGAGCCGAGTGCCGAGGGAAAGGCAAAGCCGGCAGCGAAGCGGACGAGGAAGCCGACACCGGCCCCGTAACCACCGAGCGTTTCTTCGTCATGTGGTGCCAGTCCGGTTTCGATCCCGACAGCTTCTGGCATCAGACGCCCCTGCACTTCCAGCTCGCCATGCGCGGTGTGCGCAAGCGCCTGACGGCCGCGGCGGAAGCGAGCCTCCGAGAGGCCTGGTGGGGCGGAGCCTTTGCGGGCCTCGCCCAGTCGAAGGGCGGCCTGAAACCGCTCGACCACTACCTGCGCAAGAACAGCGATCGCCGTATGTCGCCGGACGCGATGCTCGCCGCCTTCCAGTCCATGGAAGCCCGCGGTGCCCCGATGTCGATCCGGAAATTCACCCGCGCAGAACTGGAGGCGAGGAATCGCGATGGCTGACGAAGCAATCTCGCTCGACGGTTTCGCCGACCTGGACGCGGCACTGTCAGCCCTGGCCGACGAGGCGCTCGAGCGCCAGACGCTCATCAATGCCGGCATGCGCGCGCTTCAGCCCGTCCAGGCCGAAGCGCGCCGCCTAGTTCCGGTCCATGAGGGCAAGCTGCGCGATTCCCTGCTCATCGCCACCAACGGCTTGACCCGTGACGCGGCCCGGGACGAGATCATCGACAAGGGAGCGGTTCGGATCTTCTTCGGCACGGCGAACCGCAACGGCGTGCCGCGCGAGTTCGGCACGTTCCGCTCGGTCGCCAAGCCTTTTGCCCGACCGGCATGGGATGCGAACGTCGATAGCATGCTGGATACCCTCGGGGCCGAAATTGGTCCGGGCGTGGAAGCGGCCGCCGAACGCCTCTCGAAACGGCGCGGCCGCAAGGGTTGATCAGGCCTCGAGGCCCTTTTCGACCAGGCGGCGGATCGCTTCAGACTTCGTCATGCCAGCGCCAATTGCGTAAGCATCCACCTTGGCGACAAGATCCGCCGGCGCACGGAAGGTCATGTGCGGATCCTTGCCCGTTGCAGGGCGGCCCCGCTTTTTAGGTGTTACCTTTTCATTTGACGCGCTCATAAATTTAGGTGTAACCCCAAATTCGAACCGGAGCAAGGTTGCACCCTCGCCCCGGTTCTGACCATCAACATGGAGGACACCATGTATCAGGCTGCGGCCGCTTCTAGCATTCCAAACCTTCCCGCCAACCCGTTCCGTCGTCTGTTCGACCGCCTCACCGGCGATCGCCCGCTGACGGCCGATTGCACCATGGAAATCAGCCTGGTCCAGCGCCGGCTTGTTGCCCTGCGCGGATCCGCTCCGACTTGGCACCCGCTGCACCTTCAGCGCACTGTCACCCGGACAGTCGTGGAACCGCTCCGGTCCATCCTGCCCCAGCTCCGCGGTTCCGCCGCGCGTCAGGTGGCAGCGGCGATCGCTGCACTGGTTGGCGTAGATATAAGCGATATCTCGATCGAGGACCTCGACCGCGCCGCGCTGCTCCTTGTCGGCCCTGCCGGGGAACGCCGCGGTGCATAGCGGCACCGCAATCGCAGTCGGCGCCAGCGTCGCAACGGCCTTAGAGATGGCTCGCCAGCATCAGGCCGCGCTCGATCAGCTCGAGGAGCTGC